GCAACCCTGCTTTATGGCATCTTATGTCAGAGAGAAAGGATCAGAGAGGTTGTGTAGCTCACGGGAATGAAGAGTCATATATGTATACTTCTTTCGGGTCTATCCCTAGCAGATGTTTAATTATCGATGGAGTATTTATTGGTATTAATATTAAACAGTTACCTGAAGAAGTAAAATTCGATGAGACATACCCATGCAAATGGCACTATTACGATTTAGATTTCTCACTTGAATGTAATAGGAACAAAGTTATAATAGGTGTAGTTGATATACCTATCATACATTCTAGTCCAGGATTAACTAACCCTGATAAAGAGTTTTACGATGGTCAACATTACTTTATTAATAAATGGAAGAAATAGGAAGATTAAATTTAGATTATTACGAGCAAGTTATAGTTTATAAAAGTTTGACAAACGAAAGTTATCTAACTCAAATTATAGACCATATAAAGCCTGATTATTTTAATGATAAAAATATTAAGACTGTTTTTAGTCTTATAAAAAGTTTTTATGTAAAGAGGCAAAGTATACCTACTGTAACTGAGTTAAAGTCTTACTTAATTAATGACGAATTAAAAGATAGTTTTAAGTCTGTTGTAAAGAATTTTTCTAATATTGATAAAAACTTTAACGATGAAGAGTTAACTTCTAATACTGAACGTTTCTTAAAAGAAAGAGCGATATACAATACAATGTTATCAGTTGCTGAAGATGTTAGTAAAGGTGAAGTTAATACGAGTTTTATTTTAGATAGTTTTGAAAAAAGTTGTAATGTTAATTTAAAAGAAGAAATAGGTTTAGATTTATTTGAAAATATTGATAAGGTTGTAGATGACTTGAATGTAGACCAACCTACTATATCTTCCGGTTGGAAATGGTTAGATGATAAAATAGATGGAGGTTTCTTAGAAAATGGTAGATCGTTATATGTATTTGCAGGTGAATCTAATGTTGGTAAATCTATATTTTTAGGTAATATAGCTTGTAATATAGCTGCTAAAGGTAAGACAGTTTTAGTTATAAGTCTTGAAATGTCTGAGATGATATACGCAAGAAGATTATCATCTAATATAACTAGAATACCAATGAAAGAATTAAAAGGAGCTGGTCAATCCCTATCAGCTCAAATAAAAAATTATAATAATGGTAAACCAAATAGTAAAATTTTAATTAAAGAGTTTCCTCCTAGTACTGTTACACCTCAGAATATACAAGGTTATATTACCGAATTAAAAAATAGAGGTATTAAAGTAGATGCAGTTGTTCTTGATTATTTAAATCTACTAAAAAGCCCTCTTGGTGATAATTCTTATGAAAGAGTTAAGCATGTTGCTGAAGGTATACGAGCATTGAGTTACGTTTTTGAATGCCCTTTTATTTCTGCTACCCAGTTAAATAGGTCAGGTTACGATGAAGAGAACCCTGGTTTAGATACTATATCAGAATCTATTGGAATGGCTGCTACAGCTGACTGTATTTTTAGTATATTTCAAGATGATGAAGATAAAGAGTTAGGTATTGTTAAAATGGGTATGATGAAAAATAGGTATGGTGCTAATTACGGTTATACAGCATTAAGATTAAATTACGATACGTTAACTATTTCTGAAGATGAAACGTTAAACGTTGATGATGAAGGTAGTGAAATGTCTGATTTAACTAGTACTCTTAACATGTTGAGTAATTAAAAAGAGGAACTAAATAAAAATAATGCCTAAGATCCATATAATTACTGATGCAGATCTCGATGGAGCTGGTTCATACTTATGTTTAAAGTATGCATATGAAAATGCGTCTATATCATATTCAGTCACTACTGAAAAAAAGTTTTTAACTGATGTTGCATCTTCTTTTAAATTCAATGACTATGACCTGGTAATAATTAGTGATCTCAATTTAAAAGAAGATGAAATAAAACTATGTGATTTAAAAAATGTTATAATAGTTGATCACCATAAAGAGCATACTGAATTAATCAATAATTATAAAAATGCTAAGCCGATTATTAAAGATTATACTTCATGTACCAAATTAATTTACGATACATTTAAGTTAGAGGGTAAGTTAAATAAAAATCAAAAACTTTTAATAAAATTAATTGACGACTATGACAGCTATACTTTAAGCTTACCGTTTAGTAAACCATTAAATCAAGTATTTTGGTCTTATACTGGAGATAGAGTTAACAAATTTGAACAAGATTTTAAAGATGGCTTTTTTGGTTTTAATCAATTCCATAAAAATGCTCTTAAAATTATAGAAAATAAAATTGACAGTTTTTTTAAAGAAGAACCTATCAATTTTGGTAATATTAAGATCGGTGGAAATGATTATAATGTAGCTGGTGTAATGGTAACTTTTAGTCCGAATGAAATTGCAGAAAATATTATAAAAAAATATAAGGTTGATTTTGTTATTATGATAAACATTAAGGGTAAAAGCGTATACATGAGACGTGGTAAAGAATGCACTTTAAATATGGGTAAGTTAGCTTCAAAACTAATAGAAGGTGGTGGTCATGAAGACGCTGCAGGTGGAATTTTAAACGATTCAATAATTAATATTACTAAATTTCTTAAACCAATAAATGAAAAATAATATACCGTTTGAAGATATACAAAATCAAGAATTTGAAAAATCATTTTATTCTTTTTGCACTTTTGTGTCTTTAGTAAATGATAAAAAGATGAATTTTGCAACAGTTTTTTTAAAGATACTTGAAGATAAAGCCTTGCGTGATATTTTTATTAGTATTATTGAAGAAGAAAATGAATTTACAGCTATTAAAAAATATATTCAAACCGAACCATCGGTAACTAAAAGTAAATATGTAACTAAATTTTTGAATAAATTTAATGGGTTCAATGACTGAAAAAGAAAAAGTAATATATAATAATTTTTTAGAAATTAGTAAAAAGGTAAATAATAAACCAGTTAAGTATAGAAAGAATTTTGATAATTTTCCGGATGAAAATTATATTGTAGTTAATAAGCTAAGTGCATTTTTTAATAAATTTCAGCATTTAAAAATAAAAGACTTTTTTGAAGCACCGTATTTTGTATATAACGAAAATTATTTTGATTTAAAATTTTATTTGAGTCAAAAAGCGATAAAAGCTTATACTTTATATAATGATAAGTTTTTACTTAATAATCCGGATGACGATAAAACTATCTTGAAAATGCAAGAGTCGGTTAAATTCATTTACAATTACTGTAATAGTAATAATATTGATATTAAAAATTATTTAAATGTAAAAGAAGGTGAATATAATGTTTTTCTTAAACATGTAAAAAATAGAGACGTTATAATATTCATATTATTTGCATTTAACAATTTTGAAAAAATCTTATCTTCAATTGATACGGAGATTAAAAATATGTATAGTTCTAACTTTTCAAGACTCAATTATATTAGGACAAAATATTATTCAAGTTCAAAAGCTAAAAAAATAATTAATAATTTTAAAATATTCGTTGAAAAACAAAAAACATAATCTATAATTAAAATATGAGTAATATAACAAGTTCAATGTTCGATAGTATTAAGTCTGCATTAGCAGCAGATAATGATAATAATAATAGTGCAATAGGTGATATCTTAAAGACACCTCCTGGTAATACTTTTACAGTAAGGTTATTACCTTACGCGAAAGATCCTTCCAAGACATTCTTTCATTATTACCAACATGGTTGGAATAGTTTTGCAACTGGTCAATATACTAGTGCTATTTCTCTTCAAACCTTTGGTGAAAGAGATCCTATTGCTGAAGAGCGCTATAAGATTCTTCGTACTGGTAATGAAGAAGAAAAAGAAAAGGCTAAGGCAATTATGCGTTCTGAGAAATGGTTAGTTAATGTTTATGTTGTTAACGATCCTGTTAATCCAGAAAATAATGGTAAGGTAAAGATGCTTCGATACGGTAAGCAAATTCATAATATTATTACCGATGCTATTGAAGGGGAAGATGCAGCAGAGTTAGGTCCTCGTATTTTTGACCTAGGACCTAACGGTGTTAACTTTAGAGTAAAGGTTGAGAAGCAAGGTGATTTTCCAACTTACGTTTCGTCAAAGTTTGGTATGCCGAGTGCAATTGATAACTTAGACGAAGATAAACATGAGGTAATTTATGATAATGTGTTTGATCTAACTAGTGTATTTAGTGTTAAGAGTGTAGGTGAGCTTAAGACTATGATGGATGAGCATTATTATGTAAGAGATGCATCAGCAGATAATAACGTTGTTAAAGACGTAGTTGTTAATACACCTATTGAATCTGCACCGGTAGCAACTCCTGTTACTGAAACTAAAAAAGATGATAATGAGGATGAAGTTCTAAAAGAGCTACTTGAAGGTCTTGACGTATAAATAATAAAATGGCTGACGGACAACCAGAATTAATACCAATGCCTGATATGTCAGGTGATGGTGAAATGCCACAATTATCAAGACAGCTTTCACCGGATGAAGAAAGAGCTGCCTTACTTAACTTCATGGGTAATATGTACGGTGAGGCTAAAAAGATGGATGGTAATATAGTAGGACCAACCAATACTTTACAAAGGGGTAAAAGCGATGAGATAAAGAAACAAATTGAACAAGTCTATACTCAACCTCAGCAGCCTGTACAACAAGTGCAGGCTGCACCAACCCCTCAACCTGAGGTACAACAACCAGTCGTGCAGGCTCAGCAACCAGTCGAACCGGTACAACAATTACCAGTTCAACCACAAATTGATGATAATCAATTAACATTTAGTTTTGATGTAAATGAGAAAGATGAACTGTTTAATCTAGTTGAAAAGGTATTAACACGGGTAGATAAGTTACATAGAAAGGTAGATGAGATGACTGTTGTATATAAAGAGTTTACTGAGACATATAAAGAAGTATATGCAAAAAAAAAATCTACCGTCAAAAAAACAGCTAGAAAAAAAGAGGAAATCTAATATAATAGATTTAGTTTATGGGTTATTTAAAAATAAAAAATAAAAAAGACTTTGTATCTAACTTTTTAGTACCAGTTTCAAATCTTAACGATGCATGCATATTATCTATCGAAGGTAGTAGAATAAATTGTACTTTATCATCTGCTGATGCAACTATAGTATGTAGAACTTCTATTGAAATCGAAACTGATTTAGAAGATAAGACTACTTTAAATTTACCAGATATTAAAAAGCTTGTTAGAGTTTTAGATATTATACCATCTGTAGATATCAAATTACAAATTAATACAAATAATATTGCTTATAATAATAATGGTTATAAATTTAAGTATCATTTACTAGATGATGGTATTATTAAACAACCGAAATTAAATGTTGAAAAGATAAAGCAATTAAATTTTAATAATAACTTCACAGTAAAAGAAAAAGAACTTAATACTTTATTTAAAGGTAGTACGTTTGCTACTGAAACGTCTAAGGTTTATATATACGAAGAAGATCATAAAATTTATAGTGAATTAGGTGATAGATCTAGACATAATTCTGATAACTTTGTATGTTTAATGAGTGAAGAATATGAAGGTAATATTGAAAAGCCTTTACCTGTAAATTTTGATTCATTTAGATTAATTAGCTTCGGTGGAAGTAGAGAAGTTAAATTTAATATTAATACAGATATGGGTGTTATTACTTGCGATTTTAAAAAAGGTAATACTCAATTGATTTATATTATTTCAGCATTAATTAATTAGTATATGAAAAAAGATTGGTCCGAGCATAAAGTGAAAAATAAAATTAAAACTGCTGGTTATTTTATTAAGAGATTAAAAGATAATGGCTTTGTAGTTCTTAAAATGTTTAATGCATATTCAGATGTCGATCCAAGAAGATGGACAGTTTTAGTAGATCCAGGGTACCATAGTGTTTATATAACATGTTTTACTAATAAAGATGAAAAAGGTGACGTTTTATTCGAATTCGATGATGGTGGAAACAATTTTAATAAAGGTTTCTATTTAAAAACAGATAGTATTGAAGTGGTAGTTAACCAGTTATTAGAGAAGGGTATTAATAATAACCCTGCAAATAACCCGTTCAGCCGTATTAAATAATTTAATGAGTGACGAAGATTCAGAAAAAAAGAGTAAAGAAGAAATCGTCGATAAGCCAATAGATCAAGAAACTGAAAATTTGATTAGAGATGCTTTAAAGAATTTCGTTACTCAAAAATTTAATAACCGTAAAACTGATAATGAAATAGAAGCAATGGTTTCAACATGTGCTGAATTTATGAAATGTTTCATAATTATGGGATATGATTTTAACGGTAACTCAATAAAACCTGTTTTTTATGCTAAAAATGATATTGATGCTGATGCATTGAACCAGTATATACAAAAATTTATAATGAGTTCTTTACATTGATTTTTGGTAATTTTATACTATAATATAGTATATGAATATAGCTATACTCGGATCAGGGTTTATTGGTAAATATCTTAATAGTTACCTTTCAGATAACCATCTTACATACCTTCTTAACCAGACAGACGATCAGTATCACGTACCGTATCGTCTTCGAGAATTTATTAAAACGCATAAAATTGATGTTATAGTTAATACATGTGGATATACAGGTTACCCTAACGTAGATGCATGCGAAGATAATAAAGCTTCGTGTACATTATATAACATTACAGTGCCGCTAGTAATTGAAGAAGAGTGTAAAGCTGCAAATGCTAAATTTATTAACGTGAGTTCTGGTTGTATATATACCGGTTACGATAAAGATTATGTAGAAGACGACGAACCTAATTTTGGTATATATAATCCCGATTCTAGTTTTTATAGTAAGACAAAGCATTTAAGCGAGATGTTTTTAGATAAAGACTTTACTAATATTATTCGTATTAGAATGCCAGTTACAGGTAAGATGGACCATAAGAATCTTCTTTCTAAACTTAAGAAATACGATAACATTATTAACTTTAAAAATAGTAAAACTGATGTAGGAAGATTATGTGAGTTTGTTGAGGTAGTTGCAGAGAATTTTAAACCAGGTATTTATAATGCAGTACATAGTAATACTTTATCAACAAAAGAAGTTACAGATATTATGACTGAATACGGTTTGCAAAACGATAAATGGGAATTTGTACCGTATGAAGATTTACCAATCAAAGCTAATAGAAGTAATTGTGTATTAGATAATAGTAAAGCTAAGAGAGACTTTGATTTTGATTTTGGAGATGAAGAATATTATATTAGACTTAATTGCGCTATTTTACAAAAATCAGAATTATGGCAAGAAAAGGTATAATTTTAGCTGGTGGTAACGGTACAAGATTGTACCCGCTAACATATAGTATCTCAAAACAAGTTTTACCAGTTTACGATAAACCGCTATTACTATATCCCATACAGACGGTGTTGGATGCTGGTGTGGATGAAATTATCTTTATTATCAAACCAGATCAGTATTATAATTTTAAAAAATTAATTAAGAAGCTAGACTTACCAGTAAAAAAGAATATTGTAATGCAAGAAGACCCTAATGGTTTAGCGCAAGCATTTATTTTAGCAGAAGAATATATTAAGGGACATTCAGTTGTATTAGCTTTAGGGGATAATATTTTTTATAGCGATACATTAAACGAAGATCTTGCAAATATCTTACCAGATGAAAATATTATATTTGGTTATGAAGTTAATAACCCGAATGCATATGGAGTTGCTGCTTTTGATGATGATGGGGTATTAATTGATGTTATTGAAAAACCCGTTGATGCACCAAGTAATTACGCTATACCCGGCTTATACTTCTTCGATGATACAGTCATCGATAAAGCAAAGAATTGTAAGAAAAGCAATCGCGGTGAATACGAAATCGTCGATGTAATTAAGCAGTATATAGCAGAGAAAAATATTAGCATTTATAAATTGGATAAAGGAGCTGCGTGGTTTGATTGCGGTACAATTGACGATTTATTAGATGCTGGTAATTTTGTAAAAGCTATACAAACGAGAACAAATAATAAAATTGGTTATGAAGCAAAGTAATGATGGAAGAAATATTTTAGTAACCGGCGGTTACGGATTTATAGGAGGTAATTTTATCCGATTTATTAGAGATAATTTCCCGCAGCATCGTATAGTGTGTCTAGATAAAAACGGGTACGCGTCAAATAAAAAATATGTAGCTGGTTTATGTGATAAAGAATATACATTTAATTTAGTAGATAAAAAGAAGCTAGATATGCTTTTTGAGACAGAAGATAAATTTGACTATATATTCCACTTCGCTGCAGAGTCTCACGTCGATAATAGTATTAAAGATCCGTCTATTTTTATACAATCTAATGTAGTGGGTACGCAGAATTTACTCGAGTGTTTCCGTAATGCAAAATACGGTAAGATGGTACATATTTCAACTGATGAGGTTTACGGACATTTAGGGTTTAATGACCCCTCATTTAC